CATTTATCCATAATGCTCTTGACGAGATAAAAGTTATCGTCTATTTATACCGAGATTATCAGGGAGATTGACCCAATGTCTGGCATAAACAAGGCGATTGCCGTCCTTACCTTTAAAAGCCGCGAACACATTCTAAGCGTTGGTGGCACATGCTCCTGGGCGCTCAACCGGGCACATGCCCGGAACTATGAGTTCGCCGTATGCACGCGTAACGCTAACACCAGGGCCGCAGAAGGCCCCGAAAAGCATGGGGCTGCGTTTCTTATCGGCCGAATTGTCGATGTCGTTACGTCGCCGGAAAATCCTGACCGTTGGCTGTTGCAGTTCTCGGAATACGCAGAGGTTGCGGTGCCGGATACTTGGGGCAAGGGGTGGCGCAACCCTGTCCGCTACACCACTCTCGAAGACCTCGGAATCAAGCTGGATGAACTGGTCTTCAAGCCTATGCCTGAGCATGCCGCGCTGGCGTTGTCAGAAAGCGCTCCCGGCTTCGATCGCGGGACAGATGTTCCTGACGAAGACGATCAGACTCTGAAGCTCACAATTGCGGAAGCTAAGGAGGGGCTGTCCGCCATGTTTGGCGTCCCGGTCGAGGCCATTGAGATCACAATAAGAGCATGAGCTGAGACGTTCAAAACGCAAATTGTGGAGATCCGTATGCTGATTGATTTGATGTCGGGGAAAACAATCTCCAGTGTTCCTTACGCGGGCGAATTCAGAGCATTTATGTCGCGGATGACCGCCGAGGAAATCAGGGCGATCAAGTCCGAACTGAACGCCATGATCGAGGGCACCGAAATTCAGACAGCGGGGTGGATGCCCGGATCGAACTGGGGTGGCACGGTCTATCAGCCGATCTACGAGAAGGCCGCACGTCGCGATTACAGTGCATCGGCCCGCTGCTTCGGGTTGATGGTCTGGGAGGTCTTCATGGAGCGCCCCGAACGCTGGTCGTCCGGTCGTTTTGAGAAGAACGGCGAACCGATCGGAAGCCGAACCTACTTCCGCATCCAATAGGCACTATACCTTCACCGCCTCGTACGCGGCCACTAGCCCGAGGGCATCGCCCATCGGTTCGCCGATGATCTTGAAGGTCTCGGCGCCGATCACGATCAGGTCTCCATCAACGATCGTCGCGGCTTGCGAGCGCCGAATATCGAGCGCGAGGGTAGGCAGCACAGTACGGCTTTCCCCGAACTCCGCCAAGCGATCGGGCGATTTGCGGATGATCCGCACAGCAACGCCGGGACCGACGCCGCCCGCCTTCCAGAGCGCATCTTCACCGATATTGGGATCGGCGAAGAGCGCATCAATCGCCGCGATGAACGCATTCGTCACGGTTCATTGGCCCGGAAGGACGCATTGAGCCGAACGCGACCGACGGTGTTGCCGGCGCCGCCGGCGACAGCCGCCACCGCGACGCCGATCAGCAGCGAGCCGGTTGCGACGTTGGTGCAGCGCTTGTTGGTGTCGTCCCAATAGACGAGTTGGCCGATGGTCCAAGCCTGCGATCCGATCTTGGTGAGATCAAAGACGCCGGAGGTCTTGAGGGCGACATCGGCGCCGTTGGCGGCATCGCCGCTGGCGACGCCGAAAAGTTGACCGGCCTTCGCGCCCTGACCGGAGGTGAGGGCATAGGGCGCCGCCACGGTGACGACATCGCCCGCTTGAACGAAATTCTTCATGGGATTTGCTCCGAAGGAGGTTCAGGCGATCAGACGCCCGGGTTGTAGAAGAGGCCGCGGAAATCGAGCGCCTTGGCAGCGAAGTCGTGCCTGATCTTGAACTCGACGCCATCGACCTCGAAGCCGACGCGCTGGTCCATGAACGGCTCAGTCTGGCCTTCGAGATGCGCGTATTCGATCGTGTCGATCGCGTTCGGATCGGCGCAGAGCCACCACGGCTGCGGACCGCCAGGCTTGTAGAGCCGCGGCTCTTCGATCGGCTCAAGGCTGTTGGCGAATGCGTTTACATCGGCCGCTTTGGCGGGCGTCACGGCGGCAATCATCTTGCGCGCCTCGATCGAGCGCGCGCCCGGCGGCACGAGGATGAAGCGCGGGATGACGGAGATATATTCCGCGTCCGCGCCGCTGATGTCCTTCTGCTGGGCCATAAGTTCCCACGCCTGACTGAGCGCGGGTTCGGTGATGCCGGCCGCCGTACCGAGGTTGCCGTGGGTGGCATGAAAGAGCGCCACGCCATCGGCGAGGACGCCGTTTGCCAGCAGTTCGTTATAGACAAGCGCGCTTTCGAGTTCGGCCGCCTTCTGACCAGCGGTGTTGAGCGCCCGGTCGAAGGCGCGCAGATCGTCGTTGACGATCGCCTGCCGGGTGAGCGCGACGATCCGGCCATAGGTCGCGAGCTTGTAGGTCTCGCGGCCTTCCGCGATCGTGCCATAGGTGAACTCGGCGCCTTCCATCACCGGCTTGAGCGGCGGGAAGTTGCCGATCTGGGTAGGATACATCGGCTTGAAGTCGGGCGCCGTGGTGCCGCGCGTCCAGCGCGTGAAAGTGCGCGGGGTGACCTGATAGGCCTGCCGCAGACGCTTGCCGGCGACGGCCGCAAGTATCAGCGGGAAGTCCGAAGAGGAATGCAGGCCTGCGGCGCGCGTGGCCGCATAGACAATCTCGTTGCCGGTCATGCCGCGGGTTGCCTGGCCGGCGACGGCGAGGCTATCGCGGGCGACATCGACCAGAGACATGCCGCGGTAGTCCCGCGCCCGGTCGGTCATGGTGAAGGCGACCGGCGCCAGGCGGTGAAGGATCGCTTCAACGAGCGCCTCACGGCGCGTGACCGTGGCATCGAGACCGCCGACAGGGAAGGAGACAGCGGTATGGCCAGCGCCGCGTTCGTCGCGGCTGGCAAGCTTGTCGAGGATCAGGCGCCGTGCGTCTTCCAGCGTCACGCCGCGCGTGACCAGATCATCGGCAAATGCGCGCTCGAGCCGGAAGCGGTCCGCCAAGCCGAAGATCGCCGCAACGCGCTCGCGCTCCTCGGCGCGGACTTGCTCGATATCGTCCGCGGCAATCTGCGGGTTCGCCGGTGCGGCGCGCTCGTTTGCGGCAGGCGCGGGCGGCACTTCGGGCGCGGCTTCGCGAGTCTGGACAGGTTCGTCCATGGCGGCAGTCTCCATTGTTCGTGAGAAGGGTTCGATCAGTTCGAATGGGAAGGTCGGCAGCGCTTCGGCGGGCGCGCTGTCGCCGCGCACCTGCGCGCCCGGGTCGGCGCCGACGGCGACGAAGGAAAGTTCATGCGGCGTCCAGCGTTCGACGAACCAACGTTCGGGTTCGCCGACCCGTTCGGGCCTTTCGACGCGCACCTTGTCGATGCGGTAGCCGACCGAGATGTTGCGAACGATCCCGTCGGTCACGAGCGCGAACAGGCGATCGGCGGCGTCATCGACGCCGGGTTTCGGGAAGCGCAAGGATGCGCGCCCTTCGGCTTTGTCGATCCAGGCACGTTCGACCACGCCGACAATCGCGCGGGTCGTCCATTGCGAATGGCTGTCCAACACCGGCGCGCCGGCATCGAGGCGCGAGAGATCGACCGCATCGCGCGAGACGACGAGGATTTCCTCATAGTCGATCGCGGTATCAAAGCCGGTCCAGCGACGGCGGCGCACGGACGCTCCGGTGGTCCAGACGACTTCGACGGTTCGGGTCTCGGCCTCGATTGAGGCGACCGGCGCAAGCCGGGTCTGCATCGGCAGCGCGTTCGCCAAAGGCGGCGCGCCGCGCGAAGGCGGTTGAGCAGGTTTCATGGTGTCCTCGAAAGAGATCATTCGCCGGGCTTGGGGTTCGGTTTGTCCGGCTGCTCGTTGTCGGCAGAATCGCCTGCGGGATCGTTCGGATCGGGCTGCGCCGTTCCCGCCTTGGTCATCATGCGCGGATCGCTATCGAGCACGATCTTCAGCCGATCGAGAGCTGAGTTCATTTCCGCGATTTCGCCAAGTTGCGAAGCCGGATCGTAACCCTGCCGGGCGATGGCCTGGGCGAGAGTCATGGTGCCCGAGCGCAGCATCAGAAGATCGGCCTGCGCGTCCTTCAGGGGATCGACGGCATCGAAGCGCGGCGGTTGCCATTCGACCTTGACCACCGGGTTCGGGATCAGGCCGGCGACCCAAGCCGCCTCGGTGAACCAGCGCCAGACCGGTTCGCAAAAGCCCGGGATCACCAATTGCCATTGCAGGGCATCGACCATGCGGCGGAATTCGACGAGACCGCCGCGCAGGCTCGAATAGTTGACTTGAGACAGATCGCCGGTGAGCAACTCGTAAGGCACGCGGTATCCGGCGGCGATGATGTGAAGCTGCGCCCGTAGCCATTCCGAGACGCCAGCCGTGGAGGCCGGCTGGTTGAACTTGATGTCCTTGCCGCCGCGCGCATAGGCGATCAGGCCGGGCTCGAACTGCTCGATGGTCTTGCCTTCGGCATCGACGACGGTCGGCGCCACGCCCTGATCGGCCTCATCCGCGCCGAGCACCACGCCAACGAGGCAGGCTTCGGTTTTCTTGCGGACAAGCTCCGCGTTGGTCCAATCATCAAGATCACGCATCGCCCGCATGGCCGGCGCGCCCCAGGGCACGCCGCGGCTTTGCACGCGCTGGCGCTCGAAGAGATGGGCGACGCCATCGGCTGGCACGCGCGCCGAGGTGAGGCTGCGCGACAGCGGCACGCTGGTGTCGCCGGGATGATCGGGAAACAGCCAATAGGCCCGGCGTCGGCCGATGGCGTCATATTCGATGCCGCGCACGATCCGTCCGCCGTCGGGAAGTGCGCCGATCTTGGTGTCGTCGAGGTGATCGGCTTCGAGCAGTTGAAGCTGCAAGGGCACCGGCAGCTTGTCTTCGGTGCGGCGGATACGACGGCGAAGGAACACGTCGCCGCCTTCGATCATCTCGCGCACGGCGAGCGTAGTGAGCCCGTGGAAATCGGCGAGGCCATCGGCGTCCGATCGCGCCGCCCAGGCCTCCCAGAGTTCATTGATCCGGTTGTCGAGCGCATCCGTTCCGGTCGCCGCGCGCGGCCTGATCCCGGCGCCGACGATGTTGTTCACCAGCACCGCGACTGCCTTCGCCGCATGCGGATTGTTGCGTGTCAGATCCCGCATGCGGTCGCGCAGCCGTGACGCACCGGAGGCGATCTCGCCATCGGCGGAGCTGGACGAAGAGCGCCAGCCATCGGTGCGCCGCCCGACCGCTGCACCGTCATAAGCGCGCGCCAGCTTCTCGAACGCGTGGCGTTCCAGAAGCCGCTTGCGGGCGGCGCCAGGTGCTACGGTGGCGATGGCGCGGTCGATCCAGTTCGCGGCCATCAGCGATCACCGCGCCCGAAGCTTGCAAATCCCGCGATGGGGCGCGGATTGCCGGACGTGCTGGCAATCTCGGTCTCGATGGTGCGAATGCGCTTCAGGAGATCATCCGCCGAGCCATATTCGACGGTCTTGCCGTCATAGGTGACGCGCAACGTTCCGCCCGCGAAGGCGCGCTTGAGCGCATCGAGTTCGGTCTGCGTCCAGGGCATCGGAAATCCGCGAAAAGTTAGAACCATTTGTCGCGCCGACCTAGCCAATCGGAGCGGCGCACGGGCGCGCCCGTGGGCGTGAGCCCGCGCTGATCGACTGGTCGCGCTTCATCTTCAGCGGCAACCCGAAGCTCTTCTTCGAGCGTCTCGAACTTGGCGTCGTCGAAGCGGTCGATCCCGAGCAGCCACGCGGCGGCGCGGGCATAGACGCGGCAATCGAGCGCCTCGTTGCGCTCGCGCATCTGCCGCCATTCGAGTTTCGAGAAGCCGCGGCGGTCGCGCACCGTCACCAGCTGCTCGGCGACAAGCTGCTTTACCCATTCGGCGGTGACGCTCTTCGGCAGATGCACGAAGCCGTCCGGAAACGGTATATCTGCCGCGAGTTCTTCGTCGGTCGGGCGGTCAAGCCGCAGGAAGCGATAGGTCTCCGACTTGAAGACGGCGACCGAGACCTTCCAGAGTTTCACGCCGCGCCGTATCGTGCGGCCGTGCTCATTGACATCGACATAGGTCGGGCCATCGACCGGGGTTGATCGGTCGAAGCCATCGACGCCCTTGATGGCGAGCGCCTGGCCGACGCCGACACGCCGCACCCAACTATAGACGGCGGCGGTGTTGCGCCCATCGCCCGAGTCGATCGCAAGCCGCGCGATCCGCATCCGTGCGCCGTTCTGATGGCGCCAGGTCTGGCCGAGCAACGCGGTTAGCTTTCCCCAGACCTCCTCGCGGGACGTGTCGCCTTCGAGCACGTTGTGTTCGACGAGCGCGCTGGTGAGCCGTCGGCCCCATGCCCAGATATCCACCTCGATCCGGTCGTGCTGAACGTCGGCGCCTGCCGTGAGGATCAGGCCGCATCCCGGCACCAGCGGCGCGAAATCTTCCCGCCGCTCATAGAGCCGCTGCCAATCCGGCGCTTCGCCCCGTTCCTGCCACGTCTCGCCGAGCAGCGTGTTCTTTGCGGCCTTGAGCGCCGCATCATCGCCCTGGGCGGCTTCCCATTCGCGCGCGATTTCGGCCCAGCCAAGCCAGCCGACCGGCGAATAGAGCCCGGAGATATGGAAGCCTACGCAATGCGGATCAGCCGGCGTCGCGGTTGAGCGCCATTGGCCCGCCGACAGCATCGCCGTCTTGTGATGTTCTGCGATTGGCTGATCGCAGCCCTCGCAATGATAGGCCGCGCTCGTCGGTTCACCGCTGGTCCACTTCAAACGCTCGAACTTGAGCCATTGCAACAGGCCGCAATGCGGGCAAGGCACGAAGAAGCGGCGCTGATCGCTCGCTTCGAATTCGCGCTCTATCCGCGACAGGCCCTTGATCGTCGGCGTCGACACCAGAAACACTTTGGCGCGGTGGCCGAAGGTGCGCGTGCGGGCGATGGCGAGCGCGACCGGATCGCCTTCGCCGTCCACATCGCCTTCATAGGCGTCAACCTCGTCGAGGAAGACGTAGCGGGCCGGCATGGAGCGCAAGCCGACCGCTGAATTCGCCCCGGTCAGCACGAGCTGCCCACCAGCGAATTTCTTGGCGAGCACGGTGTTGCCGCTATCGCGCGAGCGCGAGGGCAAGATCAGCGCCCGAAGCTCCGGGCTTTCGTCGATAAGCGGCTCGATGCGCTGTTGCGACAGGCGTTTGGCGAGATCGGTCGTCGGCTGGACGCCGAGGAATGGTCCTGGCGCCTGATGGATGCAGTATCCGATCCAGTTGTTTCCGGCCTCGGTCGCGCCGACCTGCGCCGCTTTCATGAAGACGATCCGCCTGGCCGAACTCCCGGGCGAGAGTGCATCCATCACGCCGCGCATGTAGGGCGTGCGGTCTGTGCGATAGCGGCCGGCCTCGGATGACGCGCGCGAGGACAGAAAGCGATAGCGATCCGCCCAGGCAGAAACCGTCAGGGCCGGATCGGGCGCGAGGCCACGGTTCCAGGCGGTGATGATTTCCGCGCGGCCGTCGAAGCCCTCATCGAAGCTCGATGCCGATTTGGCTGAGTTCTTCGAGATGGCGTCGGACATGGGCTTCGAGAACCTGCTCGCAGCGGTGAGGATCGATTTGCAGTTCAGCGGCGATCAGGGCGGCGGCGCGCGCCGGCCATTGCACCCAGGCGTCGCGTTCGCGCCTGGCGAGCGCAAAGACCGTTGAGACCGCGCGTGAGCGATCGACGAGATCGCCCTTGAGCTTGCCGAGGCGGATGCGGCGTTCCTGCGCCTTGATCACCTCGTTGGCGGTGCGCGCCTGAACGAATGTCATGTTGCCGGCGGCGGGCGCGGGCTCGCCGCTCTCGCGCAGGGTTTCACGGACGGCTTCGACTGCCGCCATCGGCACGGGACGCGGCGTGCCGCGCGGCGGCGGCGGGGTTTTGGCAACGGAGCGAACCTGAGCGGGATCGGAGCTCGATCCCCAGGCGCGATCCGCCTTCTCGGGATCGATCGTGCCGTCCCCTTCTACGGCGATCCGACCCGAGGCGATGGCCTTTCGAACCGCCATGTCGGAGACAGCGCGATGGCGCGCATAGGCCCTCCGCGACAGACCCATGGGCTGCGCTCCCAATCGAAAATAATGAGCGATTAGAGCGACTTAGGAGTTGCTCCGATTTGTGTGTCGAGGCTGTCTGCGACCCGTCCTAACCCACGGAGATCGCTCATGAAACGCCGCAAAGTTCATCCCGCCGACGCCGCCAACGCTGCGGTTCTCGCCAACGCCGTTCGTTACGACGTTGCCCTGTTCCTCGGAACCGGGCGCTACGCCCGGGCGAGCGCGCCGACCCTTGAAGATGCGCGGATCGAGGCGATGCGCCTCGTCGCCGATAACCCCACTCCGTTCGGTAAGCGCCTTCCGCTGATCTACGGCGTCACCGCCGAGGGCCGCTCGGCGCTTATCACTTCGAACTGAACCCAATCCTGAAGGAGCACGACCATGACCACGGAAGCCACGACCTACGACAAGAAGTTCAACGCCCAGCGCGGTGCGCAGCGCACCGGGTTGAAGCCCGGCGAGTTCGAAGTTTTCAAGACGCCCGATGGCCGGTTCGGCTGGCGGGCAATTGCGCTTGCCAGCGACGAACAAGTGCCAATCCAGATCACCGAGCCCGAGCAGGCAACATCGCCAACCAGCCCTAAGCTTGGCAAGCGCAAGGCGATCATCGAACAGGCGCAGTCGGGCGCGCTTCCGGCAGCACCGGACTTCTCAAAGCCGACACATGCGCGGTTTCGAGCGAAGCTCGCCAAGCTGGTAGCGCTTGCCGAGGCGGGCGATGTCGAAGGCCTCAAAGCCATCGAGATCAACCCGGTTTCAACGAGCCCGAAGGCCATGGCGCGCTATCGCGATCTGGCGATCATCGCCATCGATGCGCGCCGCATGGCGGCATGATCAGGGCCGAGCAGGCCCAGCGACATTCCAGAACACGACGCGGCCCGGACCCCTCCGGGCCGTCATCGTCTCCCAAGCCTTCGCGTCATAGTGCGGATCGGACGGAAACGGCGATATCGCCTTCGCGACATCGGAGAATGAGCGCGGATAGATGTGGATCGTGGCGTTCGCCACGTCCTCGCGCGCAAGTTCGCGTCCGACCTGAACGACATGGCGGCGGGCACGAGGCCACGCCTGCGCCAGCGCCCGGGCGAGCACGCCGGAGCCCGCTGCGCACCAGACTTCATCTGGATCAAGCCCGGTCGCGAGCGCGGCTTTCGCAAGTCGCGTGATCGCTTCGGGTAGATCGACGCCGAAGGGCACAAGCCGCGCGCCGCTCGCTTTCGCATAGTCCTTGGCGCGGGCTTGCACGACCGAGAGATAGCCGGGCCGAACCGGCACTACCTTCGCGCCGAGCCTTGCCGCTTCCAGCGTTCGCGGATGGAGCTTCGCCCGGGCTGCGACAAAGATCGTCGCGCGCTTGCCGAGATCCTTCGCGACGGTTGCGAGCGCGGTTTGTGCGCCGCCCTCAGCCGGGCTGGCGTAGACGGCTTCCTCCGCGCCTTCAAACAGCACCGGTATGAACCGCGCTTTCGTGCCGCCCGGGAAGAGATCGTCGCGGACGACCCAGACGGCGCCATGCTCTCGAACGATTGGTGCCGTCATGGCTGCACTTCCTCGATCTCTCCGAATTCGACTTCGCCGCAGGCTTCCGTTGCGCGTCGGGGATCGCCCTTCACGAACACCAGCACGCTTTGATGCGTGCGCCCAAGTTTGCGCGCGGCGGTGAACTGGCGACCTGTGCGGATCGGCAGCGACCCGACGGCCGTGACGAGGATCGCCTCGTTGTAGAAGCGCGCGCCCGCCGCCTCGAAGGCTTCAACCGTTCGGCCTGGCAGGTTGACGTAGAAACCGCGGTCGTCTCGAACATCGCCGACAACCCAGACCGCGAATCGATCTTCCTTCAACCGGGTGACAGCGGCGGCAATGATCGCGGCCTGCGTCTCAAAGAACGCGGCCTCGTCCATCGTCGAAAGATCGGCGGGATCGTCAGAATAGCGTTCGAGGTTCCAGTAGGGCGGGCAGGAGAAGATCAGGTCCGCCGCGACATCTGCGGCGATG